TACACCAGTGGCCATCACCAAGACGGACATCCTTGATGTGCTGGTTGACTGCGGTACTGCGCTGGACGAGCAGAACGTGCCAGACGAGGGTCGTTACATCATGCTGCCCGCGTGGATGAACGGCATGTTGAAGAAGTCCGATCTTCGTGATGCCAGCATCATGGGCGACGCCACTTCCGCTTTCCGTAATGGGAAAATCGGCATGTTGGATCGTTTTTCCGTCTACGTGAACAACAACATGTCCACCGTGACCGACGACGGCACCGACAACCAGGCAACCAACGTAATCTTTGGCCACAAGAAGGCGCTGACCTTTGCGAGCCAGATGACCAACATGGAAACCCTGCCCAACCCCTCCGACTTCGGCAAGCTGATCCGTGGCTTGAACGTCTATGGCCGCAAGGTCATTGATCCGAACGCCATTGGTCACCTGTACGCAGAGCGCGGCTAAACCCACCAGAGCATAGCCACCTTTCGGGGTGGCTTTGTTTTTCAGGAGTAACGCATGGACATCATCAAAGCCCTTGAGGGGGCCAAGACCAAAGACGAACTGGAAGACCTTGGCATTGAGCACCTGGGCGTCGATGTGGATAAGCGCAAGGCCAAGGAAGTGATGCGGGCTGAATTGCTCGCCGAGGCTGAAGATCAGGCCGGCGTGAAAGCGCCCGCACCGAAAGCCGAAAAGCCGCAACCCAAGCCCGCTGGCCGCATGGCTCGCAACAAAACCACGGGCCGAATCATGCCGTGGACGGCCGCAATGGCCAAGTATTCACACATGGAGGAAGTCTAACTCATGGCCGTTACCACCGTTTCTGTCATCGTCAATAACGCCAAGCTGGTTATGCAGGAAATCACCGCAGCCGGCACCCGCTGGACAAACGAGGAATTGATTGGCTGGCTGAATGAGTTTTATCAGGCAGCGGTACAGTTACGGCCAGACGCTTTTTCTGTGAACGAATCCTTGGATCTGATTGCCGGCACCAAGCAGTCGATCCCTGCCAGTGGCTTGCGATTGCTGGACGTGATTCGCAACGACGCCGGCATGGCCATCCTTACCACCACTCGCCGCGCACTGGACTCAACCCGCCGCACCTGGCATTCAGACCCCGAAAGCACTTTTATTGAGCAGTTCGTTTACGACGAGCTAGATCCGACCCGCTTCTACGTGTTCCCACCGGCTACTGCAGGCGCCTCCGTTGAGGTTTTGTATTCCGCTGTACCTACGCCGCACGATGCTGCGCCAGGCTTATCAGTGACCGGCTTGGAGTTATTTAAACTCAATGACGCTTACGCCCCGGTCGCCACCGATTACATTCTGTATCGCGCTTACAGCAAGGACGCCGAACACGCGGCCAACCTGCAGCGTGCCCAGATGCACTACCAGAGCTATATGCAGCAAATGGGCGCCAAGGCCCAGTCTGATGCCCAGGCATCCCCCAACGCCTTTGACAGTTCCGCCAATCCGCAGAGGACTCGCGCATGACTCTGGACGAACTGGTAAATCAGGTGATTCTGGACGTGCCGGAAGCACCCATCATGACCATTCGCGACCAGATTAAACGCATGGCGCGAGAATTGTGCCAAGAGGCTGACGCCTGGGTGGTCGAGGGCATTGTTGTGGTGGCTGCTAAATCCGGTTACCCGCAGGTACTGACGCCCGAGAACGGCGAAGTGTTGCGGATTTCAGCATTAAAAGACACCGACCGACCCCTGAAGGCCAATTTTGACTTTGAGCAGAAACGCCCCGACCAAATCACCATGCTGCGCGACACCAAGAGCGACACACTAACCGGGCGCTTGGCTTGCCGTCCAGCCGTGGGGGCCGATCTTCCTGATGCTTTGCTGAACGATCACGCGGACGCCATTGCCGATGGTGCTCGTTGGCGACTCCTGCTCATGCCCCAGCCATGGCGAAACCCTGAAATGGCCACCTACTACCAAACCCAATACCGATCCGGCACAACGGACGCCAAGCGCCTTGCCAGCTTTGGCCATGCCCGCGGCGGTATCCGCGTGAAAGCCCGACAGTTCATCTAACGGAATCCCCCTATGAAGATTCAACACGCGGCTTTCCGGGGCGAACTGCCTATCCTGGACCCCCGGCTATTGCCTGAAAACAACGCGCAGACCGCCCGCAACCTGGCCCTTGGCCGGGGCACCTTGCGGCCACAGAACGACACCCTGATTGACAGCGCCCTACCTGACACGATCAACCCGGCCAACCTGTACCGCTATGACGTTGGTAACGACGGCAGCGGCTTCTGGTTCTCTTGGGGTGCTCAATATGACATTGACGTGGTGCGCTCCCCGATTGCCAATGACGCTTACGCCCGGGTGTACTGGACTGGTCAGGATGCGCCCAAGATGGGATCGCTTGCGCAAGTCACCACCGGCACCGGGCCTTATCCGTCAGCCTGGTATGAATTAGGCGTTCCCGCGCCTGCGTCTGGCCCTTCCGTGGTCGCGCCTGAAGATCGGACGGAGGTGCCGGACACGGCGCTGGAAACCGTGTATGTGGTGACGCTGGTTACCGCGTTTGGCGAGGAAGGCCCGCCGAGTGATCCGTCTGGCTTTGTGTTGCGCTGGGATGACGTGGACACCAATCCGGGCTTTGGTGAGGTCGAGGTCACCTTGCCCGGCGTCCCTACCGCAAATCTGGACATCACCAAAAAGCGGCTGTATCGCGCGGAAAGTGGCGGCCAGTATCAGCTTGTTGTCGAGTTGGCTGAAGCTACCGGCACCTATACCGACAGCGTGTTGTCTGAGCAGCTTGGCTTGGCGATGGAAAGCCTGAAATGGGACGCGCCGAATCCTGCCATGCAAGGCTTGACCGTGTTGCCCAACGGTATTCTGGCTGGCTTCTTTGAAAACACCCTGGCGTTTTGCGAGCCCTACTTGCCACACGCTTGGCCGATCTCGTTTCAACTGGCTTTCAATGACCCGATTGTGGCGATCGCTGCCATCAGTGGCGGCTTGATTGTCACCACCACCGGCCAACCTTGGCTGGTCACCGGCTCAAGCCCAGAAGCTATGGCGCAGATGCAGCTGGACGTGAATCAGCCGTGCCTGAACAAGCGCTCTATGGCCGATATGGGTGGTTACGCACTCTATGCTGGGCATGACGGCCTGGTGGCGGTCGGTGGCACTGAGGCTCGCGTGGTGACCAATCAGGTCTGGACCCGCGACCAGTGGCAGGCGCTCAACCCGGCCACTATGCACGCCTATCGGTATAACGGCAGGTATCTGGCGTTTTATGACGGTGGATCATTCGCCTTTACTCCGGGCCAGGGCGTTGAGTTCTACGACACCACCGCCAGTGCCGGCTATTACGACATTTACAACGACACGCTGTATCTGGTCCAGGGCGCGAACATTACCCAATGGGACCGGGGGGCGCCGCTAACCTTTACCTGGCGCTCACGCCTCCATGAGATCCCGCCCGGCGCAGCCGGCTTCACCTGCGGCAAGGTCATTGCTTATGGCTACCCGGTCACCCTGAACGTCTATGCCGATGGAGTCACTGTTATGAGCCGGGAGATCACCTCTACCTACATGTTTCGGATGCCTCCTGGGTTCATCTTGTCCCGAGACTGGGAGGTTGAACTGCAGGGCACCAATGAAATTGCGTCCGTCCAGTTGGCGACATCGCCAGGAGAGTTGGTTTAATGGCCGCCCGTCGCCGCAAATCACTTCCGCCTCTTTCGCCCAAGGCGCCTCTTGAGCTGAAAGCGCTGGTCACCGCGATCAAAGAAATCATCGAAACCGGGGAGGGCGTTCGTGGTGACCCGCTGGATCGCAAGATAACACTGCGCGACCTCGTTGATAGCGGTATTGGCAGTCTCGGGACCGGGTTCAACGCAAACAATCCCGGATCGCTGACGCCAGGCGCTCCACCTCCGAATCTTGCTGTGCCACCCGTTCCGACGAACTTCAACGCCGTCGGCGGCTTCAACGGTGCGATCAATCTGACCTGGGATATTCCGGGCACTCTTTACAGCAATCACGCCTACACAAGCATCTATCGTTCAGAAACGGACAACTTTGCCAATGCCATTCTGGCAGGGCGCGAAGCCGGCGCGTTCTATACCGACTACCGGCGCGACGACGTTTCGCCCGTGCCTTACTATTACTGGATCACGTTCACCTCAACCAGTGACATTGAGGGACCGACCAACGCCACAGCGGGCACGCTGGCGCAGGCATTGTATGATCCTGATTACATCATTGGGCTGCTGGAGGGGCTGCTTTCAGAGTCGGAACTAGCGGCGGATCTGTTAACCCCTATTCAATCCATCCCAAGTATTCAGGACACGCTGGACGATTACGGCATTCGGATTCCGACGCTGGAAAATACAGTGTCGAATCATGCTATTGAAATTCCGTCAATGCAGGACTTGCTGGACGA